CCCAGCAATTGGTGCACCTGGCCTGATGGGTCAGAACACCCTTGGCGCTGGCAATGCAACTTCATGGTCGGGAATGAACCCGCTTGGCTTGGAAATTGTTGTTGACGGAAACGCAGCATCAAACACAATGCTTGTTGTTCATGGCCCAGCGATAGAACTGTACGAAGCCCAACAGGGAATGCGTAGCGTTGAGGTTCCAGACCTTTTGGCCCGCACATTCTCGTACTATGGATATTTTGCAACATTCGTTCAGGATGCCCAAAACCCATCAGCGGTTGCAGGTAGCCAGTTCGTACAAGCAATCACAATCGCCTAGTAGAAAGGCGGCTTTACCGCCATGGCTACTTACACGGTTACACACAAGCAGTTACTGGATAACTACGCCGTACTTCAATTACTGACCCCAACGGAAATTGAAGTCGGCCAGTCCATCACAGTTGCAGCGGTAGGCGTTCCATTCAATGGCACGTTCACTGTTTACGATTGCCCTGAATACCTGTTCACAGGCGTTGACAGCGAAGGCGATCTGACCTTTGACCCATTCATTTCAATTCCTAACCAGGTCTTGTTTGCGGTCACAGGGTCAAACGTTGATCGAGGCGCGGCAACTGGAACTGTCACCTATACGCAAACCTGCACATGGATTACAGCAAATGACATTGCCGATTGGTTGTATTTGGCAACTGCTACGGCTGGGGATCAAACGTTCCTAACGATCTGTGCGGCAGCGGCAAACGGTTTTATTTGGCGCAGGCGACAGGAAAGCGGGTACACAGGCGACAGCCTTTCCACAGTGCCATCGCAGGATGTGAAACTTGGAACGATCATGTACGGTGGCGCGCTTTACCGTCAACGCGGATCAGTTGACGCTTTCAGTTCGTTTAACGACATGGGAAGCCAACCCCCTGTTGCATTGTCAGCAATGGTGATGCAGTTAGTCGGCATTTCCCGCGCCCAGGTGGCCTAGTGCCAACCGCCTACACCGACCTACTAAACAAGGCGGTGGATGATCTGGCGACAACCCTTGGGACTATTTCCCCAGCCATCACGATTGTTACTGATCCGCGCAACATGCAACCCCCGTGTGTATTCATCAATGCCCCATCGTTCACAACACCGTTGATGACCAACAAGCGGATTCAGTTGCAGTTTCCAATTCAACTAATCGTTCCCGGGCCTTTCAACCTTGACGCACAACGCAAACTGCTGAACATGACCGCACAGTTACTTGGAAAGAACGTGGCCATCACCGAGGGTCGCCCATCATCCATTGAGATTGGCGGCGCGTTGTACCCTTGTTATGAAGTCATTATCAACATGGAAGCGAGCAGCCTGTGAAATACATCATCAATTCAGTAAAGGTTGGAACGGTCGGCGACGAATTTATCCCCAGTCAGGGCATCAATATCCAAGCCCTAATTGACGGCGGTTTCATCGTTGAGCAATCCACCGACACAGTCAAAAAATCATCTACTATCAAGAAAGAACCAAAGGAGTAACCCCACATGGCAACAACCACTTACCTCTCGAATTTGTCGGCATTGACCGTCAACAGCATTTCGCTCGTTGACCAATGCACAGGAATCGTGTTTACCCAGTTGCGCGAATCGCTTGACAAAACCACGTTGGCAGACACTGGCCGCACCTACACGGGTGGCTTGTACAACAACGATTGCACAATGACCTTGTTCCAATCATATGCAGCAAGTGAGACCTACCAAACTTTGGCATCTCTAGTCGGCACACGCACAACAGTTGTTGCAACCGTCATTGAAGGCGCAGTAACTAAAGTGTTTACGCTGGCTGATTGTTACCTAGAGTCAATGCCAGTAATCAACGGCGCGCTCGGCGAACTGTCAACGGTTGATCTTTCGTTTACTGGCGGCGCGCTAAGCGTCAGTTAATCACGGCCATCACTTGGCCCGACACAAGGAGACAAAGTGAAAATCAAACTAAAAGTTACCCCGACACCAAACGGTCAGGTTCACGAAGTATCAACAAATTTGTTGTGCATTGTGGAATGGGAAAAACAAGAAAACCGCAAAGTTTCTGACGGCCGAGGAATCGGCGTTATGGACATGGTTTTTTGGGCGCACTTTATGTTGAAGTTAAGCGGTCAAAAGATCGAGCCAACAGCAAAACAATGGCTGGACAATAATCCAGACATGGAAATTGAAGCGGTGGACCAAACAAACCCAAACCATATGGGCGGGGCACTTACCGAAAGCAACTAGCCGAACTGCTGGTTTCAGTAGGGTGGTGGCCGCCGCACATAGAATTTGACACACGCGACCTGCTGACCGTCATTAGTGTTTTAAATGACCAGTCAAAGGATAAAAGGCGATGAGCAACACAAAACCAGTGAGAGTTATTGGGGTTCAACATGCGTTGAAACAGTTGCACAAAATTAATCCTGAACTGCGCAGACAATTCACGAAACGTTATAAAGACATAACAAAACCCGTGGTGGCACAAGCCAAGGCCGCGTTCCCATCTGATCCCCCTTTGTCGGGCATGGGAAGGCCTCATACGCGCTTAGGTGGCTGGGATGGCGGTTTAGTCCGTAAAGGCGTAATAGCCAAAATAAACACGCGCAAAGGCCGAGGCCAAGAAGTGGCCGTATTTGTCATTCAACAGCGAACAGGCTGGGGATCAATCTTTGACATTGCAGGTCGAAGCAACGCATCATCCCAGTTCGTTCAAAACTTGATGGGTAAAGGATATGGCGGCGCATCCCGGGCCATGTGGCCAGCGTACGAATCAAATGCAACTGTTGTACAGGCTGCAGTGATTGAATTGGTTGCAGATGTGCGCGACACCGTAAACAGAAATTTGGAATCAAATGGCAATTAAAATACCGATCATTTCCGAATTTAATTCGGCGGGCATTGATAAAGCCGTAAAAGAATTTAATACATTAACCAGCAAGGCTGACAAAACAGCGTTTGCATTAAAGAAAATGGCTTTGCCAGCCGCTGCCGCATTTGGCGCGATTGCTATTGGAGGATATAAAGCGGCACAAGCAGCAAGCGATCTAAACGAAACAATCAACAAAACCAACGTCATATTTGGCAACGCTTCAAAGTCTGTTCAAAAGTTTTCTAGTAGCGCTGCCAAATCGCTTGGAATGGCCAATCAAGAAGCCCTGGACTTTGCAGCAACTTTTGGTGGCCTTGGAAAAATGGCAGGGAAAACAGGCGATGACTTAGCCACGTTTTCAACAGATCTGGTTTCCTTAACTGCTGACATGGCATCGTTTAACAACGCCAACCCTGCTGAAGTTGCCTTAGCCCTAGGTGCTGCATTGCGCGGAGAAAGCGAACCGATTCGAAGGTTTAACGTTTTAATTAACGATGCGGCGGTTAAGGCCGAAGCAATGGCAATGGGCCTTTATAGCGGTACTGGCAACCTTGACCAACAAGCCAAAGTTTTAGCAACGCACCGTTTGATTCTTAAGCAAACAACAGATCAACAAGGCGACTTCAACAACACAATTGATTCGGCCGCTAACCAGCAAAAGATTTTGACAGCAACCATAAAGGATGCAACAACCAAAATTGGTCAAGCGTTTTTGCCAGTGCTTGAAGCCGTTTTGCCAATGTTGGTTAAGTTTGGGGAATTCGCTTCCGATAACGCTGGACTGATTGCTGCAATGGCAACCGCGCTGGGCGTTCTCGCTGGCGCAATTATCACAGCCAACGTGGCCATGGTGGCATGGAAAGCAATTAGCGCCATCACGGCAGGCGTTAACTATGCACTAGCCGCATCATTCACCGCTGTTCAAGTTTCGACCGTAATTGGCATTGCTGCTGTTGCTGCTGGAACTGCTGCGTTCATTGCTTACCAACAGTCAATGAAAGGCGCAAGAGCCGAAGCAGACGCACTTACTGACGCAACAAATGGTCTAAGTGGCGCTTTCGTAGGGCCGCAATTATCACCAGAGGAATTAGAAAAACGTACAAAAGCATTCGAGGCTTTAGGAAATAAAGGTGGTGGCGCAGCCAAGCAGATTGAAAGTTTTGCGCAAGCCCTAAAAGACAAATTAAGTTCTGCATTAGATGACGCAAAGACTGCACTTGATGATGCCAAAAAAGCATTCACAGATTTTGCCACAACAGTTTCCGACAGCATCAAACAGGCCTTTAGTTTCGCTGATGCCCAAGAAGCAGGATCGGAAACAGGTGCAGGATTCCTAGACGGCCTGCGAAGCCAGGTTGCAGGCGTTGTTGGTTATGCAGCCAAAATTCAATCGTTGTTAGACAGCAATCTTTCCAAGGAAGCGTTGGCGCAAGTTTTGGCATCAGGGCAGGAAGCGGGAATAGCAATTGCAGATCAGTTAATTGCTGGAGGTCAAGCGGCCATTGATGAAACAAACGCACTTGTGGATTCCGCAAATGCCGCTGCAGGAAAGGTTGGTTTGAATGCGGCCGCCAAGTGGTATCAAACGGGCGTTGATAGCGCAACAGGAATTGTTAATGGAATCCAAGCCGAATTGGACAAACTGACACCAAAACTTATGGCCAAAATGGATGCAATCGTAGCCAAGATGAAACGCACTGTGACTATTGATGTTTTAGTTAATGAGCGTTTTAACAAGATTGCGTCAGGTTTGGGAATTCCAGCCATGGCAAATGGTGGAATAGTTAACAAACCCACCTTGGCGTTGATTGGCGAAGCAGGCCCTGAAGCAGTTGTGCCATTATCCAAAATGAGCGCTGCTAGCGGTGGAGATGTGAACATCAACGTTGCGGGTGGACTATCAACTAGCGCCGAGATAGGTCAGTCAATCGTTAATGCTTTGCGCGCCTACTCGCGGAGTGCAGGGCCGCTTGCCCTGAACATTGCCTGATGGCTGGCTTTCCAGTTGTCAATGCTGGCAACTATGACCTACAAGTTGACACAGGATTTAATGTTGACGCATTTACTTTAGATGACCCAGTTAAAGGTTTACTTGATAACACCGTTTATGTGTTAGACGGAACAACCCAGTTTGCATCGGTAATTGAATCAACGCAATCAATCAGCGTTAAGCGCGGCCGTCGCGATATTGGAGACACGTTCAGCGCTGGAACAATGTCGTTTGAAATTCTTGACGTGTCAGGAATTTTTAATCCGTTTGACGAATTAAGTCCGTTTTGGGACACAAACCAAAGTGTGCCCGGGCTTGCCCCAATGCGCGAAGTAAAACTAATTCGATACGACAACGCCGACAACCCAGAACTGTTGTTCCGTGGTTTTGTTATAAATTACGATTACAACTTTGCATTAGGTGGTCTAGACACCGTGACCGTGTATTGCGCGGATCAGTTCTATTTGCTGTCGCAAACCTATCTTGACGAATTCAACCCATCAGCCGAACTGTCAGGTGCGCGACTAGAAACCGTTTTAAGCCTGCCCGAGGTAGATTTCCCTACGGGTGCAGGCCGTAACATTGCAACGGGAACAGTCAACCTCGGCCATGATGCGGCTTACACCGTGTCGGCAGGAACAAACGTGTTGACCTATGTTTCGCAGGTAAACGACACAGCAGAATTTGGGCGTGTGTTCATGTCTCGTGAAGGAGTGTTCACATTCCAAGATCGCATCGGAAACACACTTTCAGCATCAGTTGCCGACTTCCATGATGACGGAACAAACATTCCTTACAACGGTTTAGGTATTTCGTTTGAAGCCGACGCTGTAATTAACCGATCCGTTGTCACAGGCCTTGACGGAACGACGGCAACCGCCGATGACACAGGGTCAATTGCAACCTATTTCATTCAAACGTCAAGCATTACAAACAGCCTGCTACACGTTCAAGGCGAGATTGACACGGCCGCCAATTATTTATTAAACCCTAATCCTGACTTCTCCAGATCGGAAGAGACACG